AGGAAATATTACATGAAAATACTTCTTTTTGCTGACTTGCACATGTGCCCGAGAGCAAGTATTATAAATAAGTGGGGCACAAAATATCCGAGCAGACTTGAGAATTGTATTGAGTCTGTAAACTGGCTAGAAAGAAAGGCTGAAGAGCTTCACTGTGATTATATTATTAATCTCGGCGACTTCTTTGATAGGCCTGATCTTACCAGCGAAACTATTACTGCCTGTCAAGATATTCAGTGGTCTTGGCTGCAGCACTATCATCTTGTTGGTAATCACGATGCTTCTAATAGCAGTCTAATTTTTAACTCAGTAAATTGTTTAAGCAATGATAATCATAGAGTAATTACTGAGCCACTGATGCTGTCTGCAGAGGACTGTGACCTTTGTTTTCTACCTTATGTAACTGAATATGATAGAAAGCCTTTGAATGAGTATTTCACAGAATGTACCTTTAATCCTCATAGAATTATTTTCTCACATAATGATATTAGTGGAATCCAGCTCGGGCCTGTTATGTCTAAAACAGGATTTAGTGTAGAAGAGATTGAGGCCAATTGTGATCTTTGGATTAACGGCCACTTGCACAACGGACAGGCAATTACACCAAAGGTTATAAATTTAGGCAACTGCACAGGAAAAGATTTTGGAGAAAATGCTCTGCAGCACAGTCACAATATTGCAATACTTGACACTAAAGATTTATCGCTGACTTATATAGAAAATCCATATGCTTATAATTTCTATAAGCTTCAAATTGATAGTGAAAGTGATATTTACTGCTTAGATCAGCTTAAGAATAACGCCGTGCTGTCTATCAAATGTGAACAATCTTTAGTAGAAGCTGTTAAACAAAAAATTAGCACACTTAGTAATATCGTAGAATCTAGACTTATTATTACTAAAAATTACATAGAGAGCGCTGAGACTGCTGAAGAAATTGACCTTTCTGTAGATCATCTCGCACGCTTTATTGAGTATTGTAAAGCAACTATTGAAAATAGTGCAATCTTAGAAGAGGAGATTACTGAGGTATGTAAATAAGCTTTTTATAGAAAACTTATTTATTTAATTTATCGTATTATATAATATATGGAAAAACAAATTAAGCAATTAAATAAAGCTTATAAGAAAAGCTTTAATACCTTAAATAAATCTTTCTTTCAATCAAAAACTACCGGGCTAGATATGTTTATAGAGTATCTTCGATATCTACGAGACTTAATGATTTTATCTGCTGACGTAGACTTAGAAAAAGACAGTAAGACAAATATGAAGCTCGCAACAATTATTACGACTGTAGCTGAATATGAGGCTAGCCTAGCTGCTGACCAAAAGGCTTTTCATTGGAATAATTTTTGTGAGTTAGTTAAACAAAATATGGAGGATTGGCTGGAACTAAATGATTCAATTTAAAAAGATAACTGTACATAATTTTGGAAGCTATGCACACGCAGCACTTGACCTACAGAATAAAGGCTTTTGTTTAGTTTCTGGACAAAACAACTATTTGCCTGATAATGCACTTTCTAATGGCGTTGGCAAGAGTTTATGTTTTAGTGCAATTTGCTATGTGCTCACAGGTGAGACAGTAAGTGGCATTAAGTCGGGTCTGAGAAATATTAACATAGACGAAAATGACTGCTGGGTAGAACTTGAATTTAGTTATAACAAAGATACTTATGTAATTATGAGAACACTTGCGCCGAAAACTGATATGAGGATTATTAAAAATGATATTGATATTAGCGGTAAGGGTGTTAGAGAATCAGAAAAGAAGTTAGCTGAAGTACTACCAGAGATTACAAAAGACCTTATAACTTCTACTATTATCATGGGTCAGGGTAATGTAAATAGATTTTCTTCCTTTAGTCCCAGCGGACGTAAGGAGCTGCTTGAGAAGCTTACTAAGTCTGACTTTATGATTGAAGACTTAAAAACTAGAATTTGTGCCCGTCAAACAGAGCTTTCGACAAAAATCAGAGAATATGAAGATAGCTTAATTGCAAATAACACACAACTCAATATAAGCAATAATAAGCTAGCTGCATTCAGAAAAGAATATGCTGAACGAGCTATGCCTGACTTTACTGCTATTTTGAATCAATTGGGTACGGAACAGGCTGCACTGGCTAGTCAGCTTACTACATTAAATGCTGATTGTTCTGCTCTTGAAACAAAGCTTCAAGAGGCTTCTAATGAATTAGTGCTTCTTACGGAAGCTAAGGCAGCTGAAAATGCTGAAGAGCTTGCCATGTATAATCAGAAGTATAGTGAGCTTTCAGTCGAGAAAAGTACTCTAACAATGAAGCGAAATACCCTACTCGCAGAAATTAAGAAGTTGAAAGCAATTACAGATACTTGCCCAACTTGCGGCCAAAAGCTGCCTAATATTCAAAAGCCTAGTACGACACAGCAAGAAAGTGAAGTACAACAGCTTGATGAAACGCTTAAGCTAAATACAGAAAATTTTAATAAGGCTAACGCTATGCATCAGCAGTATCTAATTGAAATTGAGGGCAGACATAAACAAAAGCTTGATAGCGCAAATACAAATACTGCTAACGTTCGTACTCAGCTGAAAATAAAACGCGATCAAGAAAGCCAGCTCAAGTACCAGCTTGATAATATACAGGCACAGATTAACAAACAACTTTATGATCAGCAACATTGGGCACAATATACCAGTAAGTTAGAAACTGATATTGCTACTTATGAACATGAGGTTGCTTCAATTACAAATATAGTAAATATAACAACAAGTGCCAAAAATGAACTGCTTGAGCATCTTGCTGTAGTTAAAAAGATGGATACTCTGGTAAAGAGAGATTTTAGAGGTTATCTACTCACTAATATTATTACTTATCTTGATAAAAAAGCAAAAGAGTATTGCATGATTGTTTTCGGTACTAGCGAGCTATCGCTAAGCCTCAATGGAAATGCTCTTGATATTACTTATTGTGGCAAGATGTTTGACCTGCTTTCTGGCGGTGAAAAACAGAGAGTAGATTTAATTCTACAGCTTGCTATTAGAGACTTGCTAATTACCTATCTTGATTTGAATGCTAATATTTTAGTACTTGATGAGATTACTGACTTCTTAGATAAAAAGAGCTGTAAAGCAGTAATGAAGCTTCTTGAAAGCACTTTACAAACAGTAGAGTCTGTTTTTATTATTTCTCACCACGATGAAGCATTGGAAATTCCAATCGATTCTAAAATTACTATTATAAAAAATGTTCACGGTATTAGTGAGCTTTTGGATTATTAAATATAATTAGGAGACTTAGATTAAATGATATACAAAAAACCTGCCGGTATGAAGTATACTGATATGTGTGTCTATATTGACCAGAATGTACCAAAGATAGCTAATCCCGGTGAATATCCTGAAATTGAAGGGACAATTTATAATTATTTATGGCTACTTGTTAAAGCACTCGCCATTAAAAAATGTATGTTTAGTAAATTTGAGGACTATGATGGATATGCTTTTTACGCAGCAACTCGATTATTTTTAGCCTTACGTAAGAATTATTTAAATCAGGGAAAAATTATTAAAGGTAAACAAATTAAGCCGATTAAGTCCTGCTTAAACTATACTAAAGCATTGTTGTACCCGATGAAAATTGAGTATCAGCGAGAAACTTTTAAGGAGATTATTGAAGAAGAGTTTGTCTCAAAAAAGTTTGACGCCTTTGCATATGAAGCGCAGCTAAAGAGTGAGGCTAGGAATTCTTTTGATATGTCAGCACAGCTTAGGTTATATTTACGAGATGTGCTTAGCCAGAAAAATAAGATACTAGACGAGCTTCTTAAAAAATCACCCTTTGGGTACTCAACGTCAGAGTATAAAAATTTAAAAATATCTATTTTACTAAATAGTATTAATATTTTACATACCAAAAAGAAACTAGTTGTAACAGATCAACAAAGTGTTATTTTATGGCACTTACCGAAAAATATGACTAACTATGTTAAGATTTTAGTAAAAGAATTTTTCACAGCACTAAAACTAGAAATTATGGATTGCTGTAAAGAAACTAGCCTAACAGATGACACACTTGATGCTATTTTACATGCCAACTTGGAGGAGGCTTATTTTGAAGACCAGTATTAAACAAGATATTAACAACCTACATTTATCTGATATTTACTCACTTATGCTTTTTGTACTTTTTAAGGTACAAGAAGTTCCGGAGTATGCTGTAACCAGCGAGCTATGCTACTTGCTTGATGGGGCTAACATGACTCGCCTGCTAACGTACTTTGCCGGACGAACTGTTAAATTCCCCACTGAGTCTGAAATGGCGGTAGTAACTAACGCGTTATTGATGTATCAATATATTAACATTGATGGAGATACTTTTGTCTCAGCTCAAAATAAGCTCGGAGAGCTTACTAAAAAAGAAAAAGATAAAGTAACTGAACTTTATGTTCAGCTATTGCCTATAATGAAACAGTATAACATTGATAGAACACAACTTCAGAGGTAATTATGCCAAAATTTGATAGAACCCAACGCACATTTGAAACGCGCGTTTCATTTATTAGAGACATTTTTACAAATAAGTATGAGCCAATAGAAATCATGGCACATTGTATACAATATAAATTAGATAAATCTTATGAGGCTTACTTTAATGATGTTCTAAAAAGCGTATGGAACTTAAATGGAAAAGACCCAATAAAAATTTTAAAACAAATAGATAAGTAAAGGAAGGATAATGACATGGCAGCACAAACGAATATCGTAACAGATGTAAGTAATTTATTAAGGATTCCTACAAAGGTATCAAACGAGCTTGTTGCTAAGGCCTGCTTGTGTATTGGTAGTGCTATTAATGACGCTAAAGCAAAAGGTGAAACACAGGTAGCTGTTGGCATCGGAATCGGTTGCTTAAGTGTAAATTTAATAGATATGCAGTGTAAATTTGTTCCAGGCAAAGACCTAAAAACAGCAATTAAGAGGGCGCTCGATTCTCAAGTAGACCCACTTGAACTGGTTTTAGAACAAACGTTCGCTAATAAGCTACTGGCAATGTGTGAAGAGGTGCTTTAATGTTAGAAGAAACCAAAGAGAATCAAACTTCTGAAGAGACTTCTTTGGTGCCAGTTTCTGAGGTATCTTTAGAGGAAGCTAGAACTAACTTAAGCATTGAATCAAAAAGGCTAATTGGAGAGCTTACTTCAGAAAGAGATAAGCAAAAAATGCAGGCTATTGAACAACAGTTTAATGAAATTCAACGTAAAAAGCAACTAGCCCGAATAAGTAAGTTAAGCGATGTACAAGATATGCTTACAGATCAGTTTTATCAGCGTATCTCTCAAAGACCTGATGAAATTTCAAATAAAGAAATGCTTGATGGTATGAAAGTCGTCCAAGATTTAATGGAAAAGAATCAAAAGCGAGCGGAGACCATAGAGGAAATTCCACAATTGATCCAAATAAACCAGACTGAAGTTAATGTTGGAAATAACCTTAATAGAGACTCACGCGAGCGCGTTAAAAATGCTGTGCTTGACCTGCTGAACGGTATTAATAAAGCACAACAAGAAGCACCAACTATAATTGAAGCAGACTTTGTTTCAGAAGAAGAGGAAGATAATGGTTAAAAATGATATAAAAAATATTTTAGCACGACTTGAGATCGAAGCCACAGGTAGATATGAAAATCAGTTTTATATTATACCAATAGAAGATAGCGATGAATATGCACGAGTGTATACTAAGCTGAGTAAAAACGCGATAGATACTGAGTACCCGACTTTTGGTACAAATACAAATGATGCCACAGTTAAGATTACTAATTATTTTGAGCTTGAAGAAGACAATGAAAAGTACCTATTATTTTTAATTGCTGATTTCCAAAATGATACTTACTATCTTAAGATCGGAGACGTGGCATGATTTTTGAATATTCAGCACAAAGAACTTTTAATGATTCAATTGATGTAGTGGATATTGGTAATACTGCTCTGAGATGTACAAATGTAAAGCTTGATGACTATTATATCATTTTAAAAACAATTATGGGTAAAACTTCTATTATTAAGTTTGGCCCCGTTTGTCCAGATATTGAAGTACTTATAAACGACTTCTCAGTTACCTATAAAAAGATGGACTACAAAGAAACAGGTATATGTAAGGAAATTGACAAATTTATAAACGATTTCAGAAAAGAAATCAATTCAATAGAAGAAATTACTGAATACGAAGCGTGGCAGGCTTTTCCTGCTGTGCAACAGTATTTTGAAAATGCTTAAGGAGAACAAATGGCAGTAAAAGACGTAAAAAATTATTTTTATACAATGCTTTTGCAGTATATCGAAGAAAAGCAAAATTTAGCTGACTTTGAGGAAGCTCTTAAAGCCGGTCATATTACAGAAGAACAGATGCGGGAAGCAATGGAAGTTGTAGCTGGCCTTGAAACGAATTATCATAGGCTTGCTTATATTATGTATCTACTTGACATGCCTAATAAAGGATCTAAGAAAGCTAGATATGTGAAGCAATACAAAGGAATTTTAGAAGAGCTTAAGAGATTGGGCGCAGATATGGATTCTATTAAAGATGAGAATTCAGACGCACTTATTCACTTTAAAGCTACTCTTGAAGCAATGAAGAAAGGCGAGCACTAAGCTCGCTTTTCAAAAACTATTAAATTAATAATTTAATAAATTAATAATTTACTATTTGCTAAATTTAATATATAATAGAAAGTGAGAATACTAAATGAAATCAATTATTACTGATATTGACGTATTGAGTGTGCCTTCTGAGCCTCTAACTTTTTTAACCAATGAAGGACCTAAGACAGAAGAGGGTACTGAAATTATCCAGCAACTTAAAGAAGTTATGGAAAATAACCTAGAGCTTCTGGCGTTAGCTGCCCCACAGATTGGTATCAATAAGCGTATTTTTTGCTTACGCTTTAATGACCAGATTAAAACTTTTATTAACCCAATTATCACAAAGAAGAAAGGTCTAAATATTGTTATTGAAACCTGTGCTTCGATGCCAGGTAAAGAAGTAGTTATTGGTCGCCCGGAAGAAATTACTGTAGTATACTATAATGATGAATTTAAATACGAAGATAATAAGCTTGTAGGGGTGGCTGCAAGTATGTTTGACCAGCAGGCGCAAATCTTAGATGGTGTACTTCCCAGTGAACTAGGCCTTGTATCCGATATAGAAGAAGATGGTAAAATTGAAGACTCCGACCTAGCTGAAATTATTCCTTTTTATAAGGATACTTTTTTGCCTACAAAGTTAGCCTCTCTGAACGAGTCTATTGCTGCTGATGAGGAAGCTAAAAGGTACTTTAATCAGCTAAAATTTACTGAAGGCGTTATCAATGGCCGCAACGCAGTTGTAGAGCCTGAGGCTGAAACTACTAAGAGATCCAGAGCAAAGAAGGCTGCAAATAAAGCTATCTTAAGCGCTGGCCGAAACGAAGCAGCAATGCAGAAAGCCGCATTTAAGAACTTTGTGCAAAAAGTTAGTAAGAAATAACGGAGGCTATTATGGCTAAGAAAATGATAAGCCTTGAAATATCTGATGAGCTTAGAGAAGCGCTAAGAGTAGAAGCTTTTAGACGTTCAGTAAGCATCTCAGCACTAATTAGGCAGTTGCTAGAGTCTCAGGTATTAAATAAGGATGAAATTAACAATGAATAAAACAGATAAACTACTTATAATAGTAGAGTCTCCTCATAAATCTAAAGTAATTTCTAAAATACTTAGAGATGCTGGGTATACTAATGCAAGAGTTGTGGCTAGCGTGGGTCATATACTAAAGTTGGCTGACGGTAACAAAAAAGCTTTTAACTCTGGAATATACCCAGAGGATAACTTTAGGATGAATCTAAAAATTGCTGAAGACAAGTATAAAGTTGTTGAGGAGATTAAGACACAAGTAAAGTGGGCAGACCAAGTATTTATAGCCTCAGACGCTGACAGATCTGGAGAATATATTTCGTGGAGTCTGCTTGAATATGCAAAGATACCAAAAAATAAAGCTGCTCGAATGACTATGCACGAGATTACTCCGAAGGCAGTTTTATACGCACTTGAGCATCCAGCTAAATTTGACGATGCGTTAGTTGACGCAGAAAAAGCAAGACAATGTACAGATAAGCTACTTGGCTTTGGATTATCGCCGCAAGCTAAAAAGCATATCGGTGCAAAATCCGTCGGGCGTTGTCAGTCGGTCGGCCTTATGTTAGTAGCTGACCGTGAAAATGAGATATTAGACTTTATACCAGAAAAGTACTTTAATCTTTATTTAAATTTTACTAAAAACGGTAAAGACTTTAAAGCTAAATACGTCGGCTATAAAAATGAAAAATACGATAAGATAAAGACTTCTTCAGAAATAAAAACTATAAGGTATCATTGTGAAAATAACAGTTATATTATTGAAGATGTTTCTCAAACAAAACGAAATGAATCTCCAAAGCCGCCTTTTTGTACGGCTACTTTTCAACAAGAAACTTCTTCTAGACTTGGGCTTAAAGTAAAAGATGCAATGAGTATTGCTCAGAAACTTTATGAAGCTGGACGAATTTCATACATGAGAACAGATGATACTGATATGTCGCCGGAATTTTTAGAAGAGCTCAAAACTTTTGTTGAAGCTTCTTATGGCAAAACATGCTATAAAGGGCTAAGAGCAAAAAAAGCTACAGGAGCTCTTACTCAAAATGGACACGAGTGCCTACGTATTACGGATCCTTCTCTTACACCTGAATTGTTTGCTCAAAAAGAAACAAATAACTTAGCAGTAAAGGTATATACTTTAATATGGCAACGGACAATTGCTTCTGTAATGCCAAATGCTGTATATTCAGAAACAACTAATACAATTAACAATAATGATCACAAATTTGTATTGACAGAAAAAATACTGACGGACTCTGGTTTTAGAGTAGTGTATTCTTACAGAGATGATGCTGACGAAGTTATTACTGAGGCTTTTAAAGTCGGTGAAGTATTAGAAAACACAAAACTTGAAGAAGTAGCTAAAGAAACTGCGCCGCCGCCAAGATACACAGAAGCATCACTGGTAAAAGAGTTGCAGACCAAAAATATTGGAAGGCCTTCTACTTATGCTACTATAGTAGAAACTATCTTGAGCCCAACTCGAGGCTATGCAGCTTTAGAAGAAAAACAGATTGTCCCAACAAGTAGAGGGCTACAGCTAGCAGCTTATTGTAAGCGAGCTTTTCCAAAGTTAATTAACTTAAACTATACTAAAGCTATGGAAGAACAGTTAGATAAAGTTGCTTCCGGAACACTTGATTGGCTTGATTATATGAACAGCTTTTATAAGGACCTTATTGAGACTATTGAAGCAAACCAGGAAACAGGCCTTGCTGAAGACGTGCCTGAAAAACTTTGTCCAAATTGTAATAGTCCAATGGTTGTGCGCCGCAGCCGCTTTGGTAAGCTTTTCTACGGCTGCCCAAAGTATCCGCAATGCCGAGGAATTATTAGCATTGATTAGTAAATTAGGGCAAGTGATAGTTTTAATTTGCTAAATTAATTGATTGAAAAAATTAAATAAAGGAGATTAACTTAATGCCTAAGATTTTTACAACGTCAGAAGCTGAAGCAAAAGCTAAAAAGCAGATACGTTATATACTAATAGCAGGCGGCCTTCAAAGCAAACAGCCTTCTGAAGATTTGCCATACAGTTTTAATTATACTCAATATTTAGATGCAGCTAAAGTTATTTGTGATGAGCTAGTAAATAGAGATTTTAGCGATATTGATGGTGCGCTTAATACTATGCATTCTTATGCGCCTACCCGTCGTGGTGAGTCGCGTTTTAAAGCAGAAGGTTTTGCTAAAGCTATCGTCTATGCAGCTGAGCTACTTGAGCTTTATTGGGATGATACTCTTAAAACACCTTATGAGGTAGATGAGTTTAAGAAAACTATGCTAGGTGATGCTGTTTATAAGTATGGTAGATATATTTCTGCTATTCAGGATAAACCGGCCAGAGCACCCCGCGCAGCTTCAAGCACTTCTGGAGGTATTGCTGGAGGCTCCGCTGGTGGAAGTACAGTAGCTGCTCAGCCACAAAATGGTTATAAATCTTCTGGTGCACAATCGGGTAATGTAAGAGACCTTAGAGACCTTAATGGAGGCCCTGGCACTCCCGGACAAAAAGTTACAGCCGCTGGAAAATATATCTTTAGAATTATTGGTGATAATCCTCAGTCTAAGAATATTCCAAATGTATTTATTAAGCCTCTAAGTGCTTCTGGTGCGACAGGTAATACAAATAAGGTTTTCTTCAGCAGTGGTAACGGCTATACAGACTGTACCTGCTATTTTGATGATGAAAATGATGCTCAAGACTTTTTGAATAAGATTATAGCTGCCGGTCGAGTTCCTGCTAATATTAGTAATCCAAGAGTTGTTAAGCGTAACGCAGATGCAAATGGATATTTCCTTGCTGGTACTGAGTTTGGCATGTGTGCAATAAGCGCAAAGACTTTAAATGAAACTTTAGTTGAAGATACTACAGGCGGCTGGGAAAAAGCTACTGAGGAATGCTCAAAAGAAGAACTTGAAGAGCTTCACACTTGGATGAGAAGAGATTAATTAGGAGGAAATACCAGTGAAAATAAATAAGATTATTACAGAATCCGTAAAAAAAGCTTATATCGACCAGTCTGGTAGTTTAGCATCAGTCAAGGATAAACTTACCGCAAAAGCTAATGCAAATGGCTACACAGACATTTATTACTTTGATGATTTTAAATTTGCTGAGCCGCTTAAAGCTGCTAAAGCCGGAGAAGATATTATTGTGTATACAGATGAAGATTGTCAGGCTAACTGCCCAGAGCTTTCTAAATTTAAAAACGTTAAAATTTACGATGTAACAAATGATATTAAAAATGAGTCTCTTACTGAGGCAGAAGAAGCCCCAGATGAAGATATTGTAGTTGATGATATTTTAGACGCGTCAGTTAGTGAAATTGCCGATGCAGTTCAAAACGCAGCAGAAGAGGCTTCTGATGGTAAAGAGACTTACTCTGACGAGAAAGCAAAAACTGTTGCAACTGAAATTAAAACCTATGCAAGAGGCTTTGATGCAGCCGCTTGGGCGCCTCTTGATGTTGCAAGCGAGCTTACTGATAAGCTTGACGATTGCTTAGCTAATGCTATGGCTGCACACGCCGCAGGAACTTCTGACGGTGTTGACTTGCTTGTTACAGGCCTTCCTGGTTCTGGTAAGACAGGTATTACAAAACAATGGGCAAAAGATAGAGGTGTAAATCTTTTCTATCTTAATGCTAAGAATGATGACCTTGGTGCAATTCTTAATGGTTTCCCCGTAGATACTGTTGAAAAAGATGCTGATGGAAATGATATACACAGAGTTGCACGTTCATTCTCAAAATCGCTTGACGCATTGGATAAAGAAAAATCAGTACTCTTCCTTGATGAGTTTAACCGTGCTGCTCCTAAACTTCGTGCAGTATTACTTTCTTTAATTAATGAGCATGTTGTCGATGGTGATGGACCTGACGGTTTTAGACATTTCAATAATCTACTCTTTACAGTAGCTTGCATTAACCCTTCTGTTCCCACTGACCCAGGTGCAATGGATTTAAACGATGCAGAAATGTCTCGTTTCGTTGATACAATGGATTGGGACTCTAAAGTACCTGACGCGATTAAATATATTAGATTCCACATTAAAAAGCTACTTGATGCACTTAAGCCAGAAGATGAAAACTATAATTTCTTCTATGTTCGTTATCATAAAATTTTAAACTTAGCTGAAGCGCTTCTTGGTGACCCTACATTTGACTTTGACTCGAGAGAGGACCTCCTTGACTTGTTCAATGATAAAGCTAAGATGCTTAACCAGCGTGCAATAACAGATGCTTTAATGTCTCACGGTTACAATAAAGATAAGTTCCTAACCTGGGTTGATAAGTACTCAAAGTTCCTTGATAAGGACAAGGAAATGATTCACAACATTCTTGACAACTGGGTTGAGCCTGAGGTTGCTCTGCCAGGGGCTGGAGCAGATAATGGTACACAAGCAGCTGAGGTGCCTGCACCCGAAACAACCAATGCAGTAAATGCCGAGTCTGATGACTTCGATAGTATTTTCGGTACTGAGGGCGAAGAAGTAGATGATGGTTTGTTTACTAGCACAGCCTCTAACGCAGGTAAAGCGGCGAGAGTTAGTGCGGCAGATGCGCTTAACCGTATAAAAGCTTTTGATTTCTCGCTCTAATCAATGAGCTAAAGGAGATTTGACTATGCAAATAAATAGAGCATTACTAGAATCTTCTGACATAACTAGACACTTTATGACTGACAGAGAGCGTAAAACCAAAAAAGCTCTCTGTCAGCTTTTAATAAATAGAGGTCATAGAAAGTATGCAGAACGTTTCTGGAAATTTGATTTTAATATTATAGACTCTAAAAAGCATCCTGATTTTACAGCAGCTATTTCTTTTGATGAAGCAACCGTATTTATTAGTGATGGATTTTTAGGTGCATCTGAAGCTATTTTTAACCAGCTCGATGTTTTGCTTCGACACGAATTAGCTCATAATCTTATGATGCACCAAATTCGACTTATGCATGTTTTTAAAAGAATGCATAAAAACGACCCAGATGAAGCATATGAGCACATTAAGTATAGTGCAAGTCTACACCATATTTTAAATATCATAGAAGATTTTGAAATCTCTAATAAGCGCTATACTGACGCGGATAAAAAAATAGTAAAAGCAATGATGCTTAATGGTAGAGTAATTGGTGGACTTATTACGGAAGAGCATAGAACTAACTGGGCTAACATGCCACTTGAAGCTATGTATAATGAGCTTTCTAATGAGCTTATTGCTATCAATAGTGCTATTCGTAGTGACCCTGATTGGCATCCTACGAAAAATGGTAGATCTTGGGGAGATATTGACCAGATAAAGTTTGAAGGCGCTAAAGTTATTGCTTCTTATAGTAATATTATGAAGCCTTCCGGTATTCGCGCTCCTATTGAAGTATTTATAAAATCTAAAGCGTTTAATAAATTTGCAGATATCTATAAAAAATTAATAACAGATATCTATGAAGCGTTCAAAGATTTTGAAACCACCGCAGAGCAGCAACAACTTTTAGATATTGTAAAAGCTATTGCTGCCACAGCACCGCAGGAAACTTTTGAAATAATAAGTCCAAAGACAGGCGAAATAGTTATAACTCTGTACACTCCCGAAGATAAAATGCTTGCTAATGAAGTATTGAAAAATCTTGGCGGTAATATTAATTATGACCCACTTAAGTTCAATGTAAAGAGAAAAACTAATTCACAGGAGTATAAGGACGCTTGGAACAAAGTTGTAACCACGCTTGATAAAAAGCAGTTTGATGATGAAACTCTAAGTCAAGTTTTAGATGCAATAAATAATGCTTAAAGCAAAAATCGAAAGGTAAAAACTAAAATGGATATTAAAGATATTTTAGATTCACTCGGAATAGACTTAACAAACCCAGAGGCTAAGAGGGGCGCTATTGAAGCTATCCAAGCTATTCTTAGTTCAAGGACACCACCCCTTGGTATGGATGGAGCAGGCGGTGGAAGTATAGTACCTCCAGGAGGAGAAATTGAAGTAGAACTTGACCCCGACTTAATTCAGCCCTCGCAAAAATTTAATCAGCCTGGAAGCGATGAGGACATAGAAATCGAAGACGAGGAAGATATACTAAGTCAAATTAAGCACAACGAATCTGAAGACGACCTCGATAACGACGGAAATACCGACGGAGATGACTCTTCGAGTGACTCTGGCAGTGACTCAACCAGTGATGATAGCTCTGACTCTAGCAGTGATGGAAGTATTAGCTCTGACGAAGATGATAGTAATGAAGGAGACACGAAAGAGAGCGAGGGTTCCGATGAGGTAGAAGCTCCAGAAAGCGAACCAACAACGTCCAATAGCGAATCCGAAGATTCAAATGGTTCCGAAGAAGATGAATTAGATAGCGATGATCAAGCAGCTGAAGAGTCCGAGGATGACGAAGACGAATTTGACTTTGATGAAGATGAATCAGAGGTGTCTGCTGATGATAGCAAAGAATCCTCTGAAGAGGAAGATGCTTTCGAGGAAGAAGACGAGGACGAAACCGAAGAAGAGGATTCTGAAAATGAAGAGGACGACGATGAAGAGTCTGCGGATGAAGAAGATGAGTTTGACTTTGATGAAGAAGACCTTCTGGATGATGAGCTAAAAAACTCTTATGATGACCAAGAGATAAAGTCAAAGCATGAAGCACGTAAATTAAAAAGAGAACGTACTTTAGCTTCTGCTAAAGCAGCGTTAGAAAAGGCTAAAACAAAAAACGTTGCACCTGCCTTAATTAGAGAGCTTGAAAAGTCTATCGAAGCTTTAGAGAGTCTGACGGAAGCAAAAGCAAAAAGCTTACAAGATATGTCAGATGAAGAATTTAACTTAATTATAAATCGTGTATTTGATGCTATAAGTGCAGTCGGAGATACTGACCTTACTTTTACTACCGACGAAGAACGTGAGCTGAAGGCGCAAGAGATTAAAGCAGACCTTGGAAGTAGAGAGACACAGCAAGCGCTTTCTGACGAAGATATTGCTGCGATAAGAGCTGAAACTCAGGCAGTCAAAGCAAGAGAAAAAGAAACGGCTATCTATAGAAAGCCTGCAGCGAGCTCCTTTAAAGGCTTCCAAGAATTCTTAAATAGTTTATATCGTGCTATTGCTTTACAGGTTCAGACTAATGAAGTACAAGATGATACTTGGTCTGCTATTAATAGACGATACAGCGGTACTGGTGTATTAAAACAAGGCCAACGTAAAAATGACCTCCCGGATAAAAAAATTCCAGTTATAGATTTCTATTTTGACTGTTCTGGTTCATGGGGCGAGCCAGATATAGCAGTCGGTAAAAGAGCGGTTAGTACCTTAGTAGACATGGAAGAAAAGGGCCAAATTAAAATTAATATCTTTTACTTCTCAAACCACGTATTTAATGATATGGACTCCGCGCGAAATGAAGGCGGTACTAATGCATGGAATGATATTATTAAAAATATTATTGCTACAAACGCAACTAATGTTATTATTATGACAGACTCTGATATGGAAGATCGTTGGTCATTAATCTATAGAGAACCTGCCTTAAAATATATAGTTCCTGGCTATGTATGGTATCTATGGCGCGGTGGTAATAATGCTCCAAGACTTCCAAGAGACCTTAAGGGACGTGGCGGTGTACAACAGTTCTCATTTAATCGAGGAGACATTTAATAAATGAGTATTGCGCTTAAAGATAAAATTAAGATAGATAAAAATTTCATAGATGACCTTATCGCAAAAAGCTGGCAGGATAGTGAAAGTATTCAAAATCAAATAGATAGTATCGAGGTTGATTCAGCTGTTGCTGCTAAAACAGTAAAATTACTAAAAGACCTTCTAACTAGCTATTATGTATTTACTGGTTGTTTAGAAAATATTGAAAATGAGCCTATTGATACTATTAAAGCTGAGCCGATGTCAGTAGCAGTAGAAGCTCCTAAAGCTATTCCAGAAGAACCTATAAAGATAGTAGCACCAAAGGTTGATATTTTGCCTGAATTAGACTATGAAGCCGAGCCTTTTGAATACTTTGTAGACTTTGATGAGCCTACTGGCGAGCCTTTAACAGACGATGATTTATACAATTAAATAGCAATAAAGCTTCGTATTTTTGTACGAGGCTTTATTATTTCTGCTAAATTATACGACGGCTGTGGCAAACAAGCGGACTTTGCCTTTCACCGCTGCTGTGGCCGTCATATTTATTTGCAAGTAAATTCATAAGGAGACTATACCTGATGATAAAAGATAAACTTTTTTTAGAAGAATTTGATGAGGAGTCTATTGAAGAGGCTAAAAAATCAAAGCGCAGACGTAAGCCTAAAAAGACTCCCTATAGCTCTATGACTATAACTACAGGAGATATCGGTTTAAATATTGATAGATTTAATACTGCTATGGGAACTGTTGATGCAGGTGATTCTGGAGCGGATACCGGTGCATCTGAAGGTTCCGGTTTGGGCGAGGGTTTAATTACTGAAGCTAAAAGATATGTGCGTAGATATTATATCAGACCGCAAAACATCTTCTGCAGTAATAAAGCAGAAATTATTAAAGCGTTAATAGAGCTTGATGATAAAAACTGTTCTGTGTATACTCTTAACAATCTTGGTGATGATAAAGATGTATCTAAGCTAATGAACAGTGATATTATTTACTACTATGACGACGGAATTCTTTATGATAAAAATAGAGTTAAAGTAATGGACTACGACCTTTCTATTAAGAAGGAAGAAGAACGTAAACATTTTGCTAATGTCGATAAAGCACCTGATAAAGAATTTAAGGCAGAATACGAAGATCGTATGACAGATGCAACAGAGCTCGAAGAGGCTTTTAACCTTGAGTTTGATTCTTACAATGTTTTTGGTGAAAAGCTAACTGAGGCTAAGCACGAAGACTGCTGTATTTGTGGTGAGTCTATCGATGGTAACGGAAAAAGCCCTGAGCCTTATATGAGTGCTGACAAAGGTTTATGTTGCTCCTCTTGTCATTTACATTTCGTAGCGCCAATGGCTCAAGCAGAGGAGGATTAATATGGCAGCACCAAAAATAATGGACCCAATGTCGATAGTGCCCACGAGTGAAGACTTCTCAAAATTATTAACAGCCAAGTTAAAATACGAAGCGGCCCAAAATAAACCAGACAAAGACGATTGGAATAAAAAGAATTTTAATTTAACACCTTGGGGTATTGCTTATAATTGCAGCAAAGCTAAATATGACAAATCAGTAGCTTCTTATAACAAGGTTAATCGAAAAAGCAAGACGCCACCGCAGCCAAAAAACGCAGATGCTTTAAAATATTTTATCGCTGCTGTTGCAATTGACTGGCAGGAGCTAATCAACCAGCTAAAAAGAACACTTAAAAACTGGGAATATGATACTAATAGCCTAAAAAATATTGCTGATTATATTTGGCGAGGAAATGCAGATACAATAGCGAATAACTGTGCTAATGCTAACATAGAAGAACTTATTGAGCAGGTAAAAGTAGATTTATCAAATAGCTTAACTGAAGCTATTGAAAAGCATGATTCCTTAAATAGTAAATTATTTACTAAAGATGAGCTATTAAAAGATAAGGTCCGTGATAAGATGTTAGAAATCGTGGATACTTTCTTAGCAGACCTCAAAGAGCAGGAAGTTAAAATAAAAGTTGATGATATTTTATTTATCGGCTCAAATGCAAGTTATAACTATACAAAAGATAGCGATATTGATCTGCACATTCTAGCAAATACTAAAGCTGTTGACTACCCAGCAGATCTTGGTGCAGCAATATATAGTGCATACAGAAGTATCTTCAATAAAAATTTAGACATAACTCTTTATGATATTCCACTTGAAATCTTTGTAGAAACAGAAGATAGCACTCGTGTAAGCAACGGTGTTTACTCTGTAAAGAAAAATAAATGGGTCAAGAAGCCTGTTCAAGAAGATATTCCTGAGTATGATAAAGAAGCTCTTAATAAACTTGTCGATGAGTGGGAAGAAAAGTGTAAAAAGCTTATTGAGGATATAAAGGCTGACAAGCTTGACGATGAGAAAAAAGTTGTTAAGATGCTTGAAGATATTTATGAGAAGCTCCGCAAAAAAGGCGTAGCTAAAGGTGAGTACGCTATTGAAAACCTTGCTTTTAAAGAGCTTAGAAATAAGGGCTACTTAGACCAGTTTAAAGAGTATAGAAATGAGCTAACTTCTAAAAGACTTTCCCTTGAGGAAAAGCTTGATAGACAAGCTCGTGTTGATATTTATAATCAGCTGGCGAGAGCTGCTGGTACTCAACCAATTATTCAAGATAATGGGCTGTTCTTTATTTATAACCTAAAATCTTCAGAAGTTGATAATGCTTTAAATGCTATTAGACGTCTTCCATTTGTAGCTGAAGCACAGGCAAATGAAAATGGGAAATACGACTTTTCTAATACACTTGAGCTAGCAATGAACAAAATGCCTAAGAAATATTATAACATTAGAGGCAAGCTTAACTTTTAAACTAAATAGTAAATATATCTGACCTTATGAAAATAAGGTCAGATATTTTATTTTATAGATAACTTTGTAAATAATTAACAAAAGGAGAATCTGACTATGACAAAAATAAAAATCTGTCTTGACGCTGGGCACTACGGTAAATATAATCAAAGCCCGGTTGTTCCAGAATATTATGAATCTGATATGGCTTGGAAGCTACACTTAAAGTTAAAAAAATACTTAGAAGAATATGGCATTAAAGTCATTACTACTCGTACAAAACAAAAGAAAGATCTCGGGTTAACAGCCCGAGGTAGGACAGCAAAAGGCTGTGATTTATTTTTATCCATTCATTCCAATGCTGCCACTAAGGAATCCGTAGATTATCCAGTAGCTTTCGTGCCAATTAATGGTAGTGCTGATAAGCTTGGTGAGCAACTTGCTAAATGTATTGAGCAAATAATGAAAACTAAACAAAGTAGTAGGGCTGAATCTAAGAAGTCTGAAAAAGGTAATTGGGATTATTATAGTGTTATTAATGGAGCCGTTTCAGTTGGTGTTCCCGGAATAATACTAGAACATGGCTTCCATACAAATACCAGAGCTACAAAATGGTTAATGGTAGAGTCAAATCTCGATAAACTTGCTAAAGCAGAAGCCAAGGTTATTGCCGATTATTTTAAAGTAGATAAGAAAGAAACTGGTAAGACTAATGTTGTTGAACTACCTACTTTATTGAAAAACACTGAAGGCATTACTGTTAAGGCTATGCAAACCTTGCTTATTGGTTATGGCTATTCATGTGGTAAAGCGGGAGCTGACGGCGATTTTGGCAACGGTACATTTCAAGCACTAAAAAACTACCAGAAAGATAAAGGACTTACTATAGATGGCTGCTGTGGAGCCAAAACTTGGTTAAGCCTACTTGGTATTAAATAATATATTAAAAGGTCTAACTACCTAAGTTGGACCTTTTATTTTTATTAAATCTAAAATTATTTGCTAAATTATACAGAAATACATTGAGAGGACAAAGGGCTATATGAGAAAAACATTACAAGAACAATGTTTACTAGAACTATATAAGCTAGAAGAGGCTACAAGAAATCAACTTATAGCTCAGTCTAGGAACGTCCGCAAATATAAAGATACTTCACGAGGCGCTACGCGCATGGACCGTAAAAAGTACTCCAAAGTAGCTAATGCCGTAAAAAGTTATAACTCCATCGATATGAACCAGTTGTTCAAACAAGATATTTTGCAAGTAAACATCCCAGTCGTTGGTGAAACAGACGAATATACTGTAACAATAAAACTTGAAGGCGTTGTAGCAGAGCTGCAGAAAAATATTAAAAATAACCAAAATAAATTTGAGTTCAGAACAGTTATTCAAGCACTAACAAAAGTTTTTAATACTTCTGATGTTTGGGTAAAATGTACCTGTCCAGATTTTAAATATAGATTTGCCCATCATTTGATAGTTAATAATATGTCAGTAGATGATACCTCTAAAGACCCCGGTCCTGGAAAAGGCATAGCCAATCCAAATGATGATATGGGCAGAGGCTGCAAGCATGTTTTGGCTTGTCTATCAAATGGAAGCTGGATGATGAAAGTTGCTAGTGTAATTTCAAATTACTGCCATTACCTATCAGAAAAGAAACCTGACGCCTTCCTAAAGCTTGTATTTCCGAAACTTTACGGAGTTCCTTCAGATGAAGCTGACCAAAACGGAATTGTTGAGGACAACGAGGATCTTGAATCGGGCAAGGACTTAATTGATGTTATTAACGATTGGGCTAAAAATCGCGGTAAATTTAAAAAGGGGTCTAACAAGAATCCTATTGCTGGTACTGGCGGAAAAGCTAAACAACAGACTGAAAAAGATCCTGAGGAGTCTTCTGAAGAAAATGATAAGCCTTCGGAGGAAACAGAGGCTAAAAATAATATCGTATAATATATAGTATAAAAGGAGAATTCGAATTGATGATATCAAACGAACTTAATTTAGAACAACTAAATAGTCTGTCTCCTGAAGAAAGAGCTCTTGCACTTGAGATACTAAAAGAATATTCACAAGAAGGCTACTCAAGTCTTTTAGAAGATCTAAAATATTCTGACTTTGAAGAAATCCCTGTAGATATAATAACATTTATAACTGAAGAAAAATATCTTGGGCGTGGCTTATGGATAAAAGATGAATTTACTGGCGAACGAAAATGTACAGTCTTTCCTTACTGGATTGATAAGCTACAAGAGATTTTTCCAGACAATCTAACTACTAGATACAATACTGTAGTACTTACCGGCTCTATCGGTCTTGGTAAATCTTTTATTGCAGTTATTTGCCAGTTATATCTGCTTTACCGAATGATGTGTCTAAAAGACCCATATACATATTATGGGCTTCAACCAATAGACAAGATTACATTCTCAATGCTAAATGTAACATTAGAAGCCGCCCAAGGCGTTGGCTGGGATAAAATGCAGCAACTACTCCAGAGCTCAGAATGGTTCATGGAACGCGGCAATATGAATGCCAGCCGCTCTAACCCTCAATGGCAACCACCTAAAGGCATTGAGTTAGTATTCGGCTCAAGTAACCGTCATGTAGTTGGTCGTGCTTTGTTTTCAAATTTCTCTGATGAAGTTAACTTTGGTGTTGGTAATAATGTAGAGAAACAGAAGGCTAAGCTCAAGAAAATGATTTCGCAAATCGATGCACGTATGATTTCTCGTTTTGGTAAAGGTACATACCTTCCGACAATGAACATTATTGCTTCTTCTAAAGACTCTGAGCAGGCTTTTTTGGAATCATATATTGATACTAAGCGCAAAAATGAGAGTAAGACTACTCTTATTGTAGATGAACCCCAGTGGGTAATTAGAAATGACAAAGGCACACCGGATGACCCAGGAAGTTTCTATGTAGCAGTTGGTAATAAATTCCTAGCACACGAGTTACTCCCAGTAGACGCAACAGAAGAAGAAGTAAATGCATATAGAGAAAAAGGCTACTTCATGTTAAAGGTTCCTCCTATTTATAGAGAAGCTTTTGAAGATAATATGGACCTAGCTTTAACTGACAACGCTGGTATTTCTACTTCAAGCTCTACTAAGTATATTTCAGGTGTACGTTTAAATCAAGTTAAGACCGATACCTACAAAAACCCATTTATTCGAGATATTATCGAAGTTGGTAATAGCCCTGATGACCCAAATCAATATTCTAACTTCTTTGATTTAGCACGTGTGAATCCCAGAGATATGTCCAGACCTTTGTTTATACATCTCGACATGTCCTTGTCAGGAGACAAAACAGGTATTGCAGGTGTTTGGATTACTGGAAAAAGACCACAAAAAGTTGATGAAGAACCAAGTAAGGAACTTGAATTTAAACTAGCTTTTTCAGTATCAGTTAAGGCGCCAAAAGGATTTCAAGTAAGCTTTGAGAAAAATAGAAACTTTATCAGATGGCTTCGTGACAGAGGCTTTGCAGTTAAAGGAGTATCAAGCGATACTTATCAGTCAGCACAAATTCAACAGCAGTTAAAAGCAGATGGCTTTAATACTAAAATTCTTTCGGTTGACCGTGTAGATAGTACAACTAAGCTATGCCTACCCTATGCTTTCTTTAAATCAGCTATTTATGAACGGCATATTCAGATATATAAAGATTGTCAGCTACTTACTGAAGAGCTGGTAAGCCTTGAAAGGCTTTCTGACGGGCACATTGACCACCCCCAGAATGGCTCAAAAGACCAAGCTGACGCGGCTTGTGGAGCGATATTCTTAGCAAGTGAATTTGCTGAAGAGTATTCCTATGATTACGGCGAAAACCTTGAAACCTCATTGGATATAAATGTAGAAGCTTCTGATGAATATAAAAAGCATCAAATGATAGCTGATTTCCAGGAAGAGCTTACCAAAATTTACTGGGACATGCAAGCAGCCAATGAAGTAATAAACTATCAGAAAAAACAAGAATATGAAATGTACCAAAGTATTATGGATGGTATAATCATTTTATGAAGGAGACCATAGATTATGACAGAAGAAAAAAAGCCAATTAAACCAGAGCAGACTCCTAGCTCACTAGTTGGTAGTAATACACAGCCAACTACACTAGATAATACAACTACTCTGGATATAGATGTTAAAAAAATACTAGTTGACAATATTATAGAAGCTGGTTTGAGCAGTCAGCTTGATATTGCTACATTAGAGCATTTTACAAGTATTTCTAATTCTCGTGACCAGATATATCAACTTATCGATACTATGGCGCAAGATTCTGCAGTTTCTGCAATACTTAAAACATATGCTGAAAATGTTTGCGAGCCCGCTGATAATGGCCACATCATCTGGTGTGAGTCAGATGACCCAAAGATAAGTAAATTTGTTAACTACATACTAAATGTCATGAATGCGGACAAAAATATGTATGGCTGGGCATATACATTAGCTAAGTATGGTGATGTGTATCTAAGATTATTTAGAGAGTCCGATTATGAAGATGAGGTATTTAAAGCTGATAAGGTTAATCAAGCTTATTCAGCCAGAAACACTCTAAATGAAACTTTTAATTTAGACTTTGATAATGAGCCTAAAGAAAAGCTAGATGAAGCTGTTAAGCTTCATGTACACCCTGATCATGATCCTTACAGTTTTTATGTAGAACAAGTAGATGACCCTGGCACAATGTTTGAGCTGGGTAAATTTGGTAAGACTTATGGCTATATAGAAGTTCCTAATGAAAAAAATAATATAGATGCTACTTCTACTTTATTCGGTGGACAGTCTATGACTGGCACATATAACTTTAAACTAAAATCAACTGACGTCAATGTATGGCAAGCAGATGACTTTGTGCATGGCTGTTTGGAAGATAACTTTACCAGATACCCTGAAACAGTTGAATTATTCATCGATCCAGAGGGTAAAAAGAGTCAAACGTATAAAGTCCGAAGAGGTAAGTCTCTTTTATATGATAACTATAAAGTTTGGCGTGAGAGGTCACTCCTTGAACAGGCAGCTCTTTTAAATAGAATCACTCGATCTAGTATTGTTCGTAAAGTCGGTGTTGAAGTTGGTGATATGCCTAAAGAGCAGGTACAGCAAACTTTACGTAGAGTAAAAGAAATGATGGAACAGAAAAGTGCTGTTAATGTCGGAAACTCTATGAACGAATATAATAATCCTGGACCTATAGAAAATAATATCTATTTTGCTACTCATGGCGGTCAAGGTAATATTACTATTGAAGCTGTCGGTGGCGATGTAGATGTAAAAAATCTCGCAGACCTTGATTATTGGAATAATAAGTTTTATTCTGCTTATGGAGTACCCAAACAGTACTACGGCTGGACTGATGATGCAGCTGGCTTTAACGGTGGGTCATCATTAGCTATCCTATCAAGCGAATTTGCAAAAGGTGTTAAAAGAGTTCAAAATGCTCTTATACAGATGGTTACTGATGCTATTAGCCTATTTCTTCTGAATAAAGGGCTTAAGAGTTATTTAAATAACTTCACTCTTAAAATGAAAGCACCTCTCACGCAGGAAGAGATTGATTATAGGTCTGACCTATCAAATAAAGTTAATGCTATAGGCAGTATTCAAGGTTTATTTACGGATGTAGAGGATAAAGCGCGCCGTCTTAGAATTCTTAAAGCTTTACTTGGTGGTCTTAACTATGGCGATGCTATTTTCACTGAAATTGATGCAGAAATTAGTGCAATTGAGGAGGCAGAGGCTAAAGCAGCTGAAGAAGCAACACTTGAGGGTAAGGATGAAGCAGACGCGGGCGGAGAACCTGTAGAGTCCACAGAAACCACTGCTGATGATACAGAGGAAGATATGGACCTCGGTACGCTTGCCGACCTCGAGTCTTTCCAGACAAATGGAGGTAGTGAGCTCTTAACTGAAGATCAAGAAATATTAAACGCAGACGCCTCCACCATTTTAACAGAGGATGATCTTCCTTCTCCAGCTGAGCTAAACTCAGAAAAAGATTTTTCAGAAAATAATTGATAATTAATTTTGAAAGGCATAAATAAAACTATGATTACAAAAAATGATTGCTTGACTATATTAGTGGCCCTTGAGGACCGTGGCTTGAACATTAATCAGCCAATGAAAAAACTCGTAACCTCAAAAGAAATTCCACTGGATGTTTTAAAATTTATACTGGATAACAGAGGCATCGAAGTGGCTAATTTCTATGAAATGCTTAGAAAAAAGCACAATGATAAAAAATCACCTTTATATCATAATATTGTAAAAGATATAACTGACCCAGAAGAAATTATTACTACTCTAGCATGTTTGCTTGTACAAATTACTTTATATACTAAGAAGTTACAAACAAACAAAGAAATCTTCCAACGTGAGGTTAGAGCTGAAGAGATAACGAGAGTTCTTAATAATTATTATGCTACTGGTGCAATGGATCAATGCTTAGCACTTATCAGACTTATAAAAACAGATTTAGTCGTACTTGAGCATATTAGCGGACGGCGAGAAGTCTTAACATAAACTAACTATGCTAATAAATGTTTAAAATTATTCGCTAAATTATTTGATTAGACGTTAGTCTAAAATGAAAATTGAATTATTAATACATAAGGAGATATTTACAATGAATCTACAGAACGGCTATAAAGTAATTTATGAAAAGACCGCAGATGGCGAAAGAACTTTTTATGCTTCTAAGTCAGGTACTTTTGCAGATGCTGAACAGATTGGCGAAGCTATTAAAATTGGTAAATATAAGCTAATCTATGAAAAGAATGGAAAAATTTACTGCAGCGAGAGCAACGTTCCTAAGTTTAACGAAAACGGTGAACCCACTGATACGGCTATAGAAGGTTTTGATAAAATTTTTACAGAAACAGAAGGCGGTAGCGATGTTCCAGCACCTCATGATCCTCATACTGAAGCTATCAGCACAAACGGTGATTCTCACGGTAAACTAACTATTAGTAATAATGTGGTAACTCTTAATGCTACTGGTACAATTAAGCCCGCAACTAATCCAAACGGTAACACCTATCACCATGTAGGCTTTAAAATTACTGCACCTGAGGGAATTGACCCTGCTAATGTTGTAATCACACGTCCAGACGGTAAGACTAGAATAATGGCAAAGATTCTTGATGGTGCTAACTTTACTAATATGTACTGGCAGCCTACTGAAGAGGATAGAGTATTTACATATTATATCGACTGGAATAATGATGGCATAAATGATCTAACAGTTGTTATTGATGCAACTAAGGCTACGCTTCTTCCTGAGGAAGTAACCCCAGAAGCTTAATAAATAAATAAGTTAATAAATTATTAGCTAAATTATTTAGATTGTTGTGGCTAGAATAAAGGTGGAAAAATGAATAATAAAACAATATTAGAAACTTTAAAGCTACAGCCTCTTACTGAAGAAGAAAAAGCTAGTCGTCATATTTTAGGCAGATGGTATGGTCCTATAGCTACTTGTAACGAAGGAACCCGCAATGGTAGACGCTATAACAGAGAGCTTTGGGAAAAAGCGCTAAATGACGAGCTTTTCCACGAAAAGCTTGCAAACAAGTGCTTATTCTTAGAGCTTGGTCATCCCCAGGATAGAGAAGAAACGGATATGTCTAAAGTCTGCGCGTGCATTCCTGAAATGCCAAGAATCATTGATGGCGACCTTTGCGCCTGTGTAGATATTCTTGATACGCCAAATGGTAAAATCCTAAAAACACTTTGTGATTATGGATTTATTCCTGGAATTTCTTCAAGAGGCTCCGGCGATGTAATGCCTAATAACGACGTTGACCCTGAGACTTTCTTCTTAGAGTGCTTTGATGTCGTGGCAATTCCTGCTGTAAAGAAAGCAAGGCTTAGCATGTGTGAGTCATTAGACAAAAATGCAGCTAAACTTAAAAAGGCTCTTACTGAGTCTATCAATAAGGCCAGTGAAGAGGATAAAGTAATTATGAAAGAAACCCTTGAAAATTTAGATATTGATATTGATTCTTCTGAAAAAGCTCCTGAAGCGCTTACAGAAAAGCGTTTGTCCGTTGATGAGATTCCATGGGACCCTGAAGATAACCCTAGTGCTTTAACTGAGGATTCTGACGAGGAAGAAAGCTCTGAGCGGCCTGAAACAGAAGAAACTTCTGATGAAGCTCCTGCGGATGCGGCTGAAACAGACACTGACGTTATTGAGGATGCTCCTGAAGAAAATTCTGATGCGGAAGTTTCTGACGAAACTGATGAAGTTATCGTTGATGTCGATAGTGCTGATGAAGTTACAGTAAATACTGTGGCCGACGCTATTGAGCAACTACAGGAGTACGACGAAGATACAGAAGTACAGTTCGAGCCAATCGAAATAGATGGTAAAGAATACAATATTGACAAACTTGAGACCTTTGTCGACGAAGAAGAAAATATTTTAGTCGTAGGTGTTAACTGTGAAGAAGCTGATGAAAAGTCAGAAGACACAGATTCAAATATAGAAGTTCAAACTGAAGATGAAGAAAATTCTGTTGAAAATTCTGAAGAGGATGCCGATGCTGAGCAATCAGCCGAAGATGCCGGAGATGAAGAAGTAATCGAAAGCCTAAAAGAAATGATTAGACAGAAGGAAGCTTTGGAAACCGAAGTTAGTGATTTGCGTAAAGCTAAATCAGTTGGCGATGCCAAAGAACAGGAATTACAAGAAAAACTAAACAGGTACAGAACTGCATTTAGAACTACTAGTGCAGAAGCTGCAAAAGTTCCCGAGTTACAATCTAAAGTAAAAGAGCTTACTGAAAAATTAGCACAATCCAATAACCAAATTAAAACATTAACTGAACAGGTTAATAACGCACGACAGCTAAAAGAGAGCATTGAAGGCAACAAGGCAAACGAAAGACGCCTCACTGAAGAAGTGTCTAAACTTACTAAGAAGTCTGAAACTCTTGAAGCTAGACTGGAAGGTCAAACAAAACAGTATACCGTAAAACTACAGGAAAGAACAGATTTAGCTAAGAAATATAAAGCTCGCTTTATTGAAACTCTTACTAAATATGTTGAGTCCAAAGCAAGTATGCTTGGCGTTGCTCCTTCTGAAATAACAAGCCGCCTCAATGAAAATTATACTCTTACAGATGTTGATGCTGTTTGTGACCAAATTCTTGAATCTACTGTTCCTTTCGGTAGACTTCCTTTCGGTGGAAGAACAAAGACTTCTGCTCGTATAACTGAGTCCGTTTCTAAAACAGCTAAAAGAGACCCTGAGTACGGCTATGAAATCGATGATGATCTTCTTGAGCTTGCCGGATTGAAGAAATAAAACTAAGCTCAAAAAAAATTATTAAAATAAAAATTATTAACTACTTTTGAAAGAGGTAAAATTATGAGACAAAATCTACTTGAAACCTACAGCCGTCAGCTTAAGGTTGCTGAGGCTTATGTAGCTAAAAACTTTGAAGGTAAGACAATGTCTAGCAACACTGCTCTTACTACTGCTGTTCTTCTTGACAATACAAACCGTTGGATGACTGAGTCTCTCAACAGCGAGATTGGTGCTTCTAACCGTGGCGACCTCGGCGCTTGGAAGAAGTTCTGCCTTAACCTTACCAACATTGCGGTTCCTTCTCTTATCGCTAATGACCTTGTTATTGTTCATCCTATGACCAGCTACTCTGGTTCTGTTGCTTACCTTGAGTACGTTTCTCTTACTGATAAGGGCGGCGTTGAAAAGGGTCAGGTATTCAACAGTGTATTTGGTCATGGTAAGATGGATGAAGCTCGTCAGAACTTCACTTCTCAGATCGTAGTTGAGTCTGGTGATAAGGCTACTCTTGAGGCTGAGAAAGATGGTCTCTCTTACACTGACGAGACTACTGTTAAGTTCGCTACTTACAAGTCTATAATGGCTGATGGTTCCGCTGTTTACGGCGATGCTCCTGAGGCTGGTGCTGTTAAGATTGCTTACGTTTCTAAGCAGTTCCAGATGAACCATGTTCCTGCTACTGAGATTCCTGCTATCGGTCCTAGAATGAAGCACATTCCTCTCGTTGCTGAGCCTCGTAGAATTGCTGTTCGTTACGACCAGATCACTGCTTTCCAGGCTAAGACTGACTACGGCTTCTCTCTTGACAAGCAGATCGCTGAGCAGGCTTGCGGTGAGCTTGCTTACGAGATCGACACCGAGATCGTTGGTATGCTT